ATTTCATTGTATGGGTAATCAAATTTTTATTGAGGGTAGAGAATATAAAATAAATCAATTTACGTTGAATGTAGATGAATTATATTGGTTGAACAGTTATATACAAGAAAGTCCGTATCACACAAAAACAGGTAATCACATAGAACAACGTGTGGGTAGTTTAAATATATCTGTTGTGGGACGTAACGCCACTATGAATGAACGCAACTCATATATTGAGTGGGACAACAAATACAATGAAAGAAGATTGTTAGCAAAAGCATTTGTGGCACAATTTCCTAGATTTGAAGCATATTTAGGTGGAAATACTAGTATTGATATATGTTTAAAGGGTGCAAACAAGGCAGCTTGCTTAAACTTAATTGGTTTACGTCCTATGGACGCTTTCTTTTTTGGAGACAAATGCACCCCTGGCGGCATAGATTTTCCCTTAGTACGAATACTTAAAAATAGATGCTATCAAGTAACTAATGGTTATAAAGATACTTGGGAAAAACTAAAAACATTATGATATACATAGCACATCGTGGGTTATTTAAAGGTCCTAATCCTAGATTAGAGAACATGCCTAATCAAATTAATCAAGCATTACTTGAGGGCTATGATTGCGAAATAGACTTATGGGTATTCGATGATAGATTGTATTTGGGTCACGATGGCCCACAAATTAACGTTACAGAAGAATATATACGCAATGACAGATTTTGGATACATGCAAAAAACTTAGAAGCATTATGTTGGTTACGTCATTCACCTATTAAGCATAATTACTTTTGGCACGAATCAGATAAGTTTACATTAACAAGCGATGAATACATTTGGACTAACCCCGGCAATCATCTAAGCATTGATAGCGTCATGGTTATGCCTGAACATGAAGATCCAACACTTGAAGTAACACGGAATGCAGTATGCCATGCAATATGTAGTGACTATGTAAATAGAATAAAGGAGATAAGATGCGATTAATTGGATGTGGTGATAGTTGGTGTTGGGGGTCAGAGTTAGTTGATCCAATAGAAGAACCCATACCAATAATGAAGTTGGGTATTGATGCTCACCACCTACACCTTAAGCCAATAAATGAAGCATTTAGATTAAAACACAAATATCTCAATATATTTGCCAGTTCAATAAATGCAACAGAAATTGTTGATTTAAGTAAATGTGCATACAGTAACGATGCAATATCACGCACACTACTTGAATGGCTCAGTATTGAGGGATATACATCTGGTAGAGATACTAGTGATTTGTTTATTACTATAGGATGGACAAGTCCTGAAAGAACTGAGTTTTATTGCAAAGACAACCCGCATGTTCTCCGATGGCAAGAATTTGGACCCTGGGCTTTATCTTACGATTATAAAAATGATAAAGTAAATCAAATGATGCGTTTATATTTTGAACATTTTTATTGTGAAGAAGAATTTTTACTCAGATGGGTTACAACGGTTTGGCATACTGAAATGATGTTAAAACAACTTAACATAAAATACGTAATGCATCAGGCATTCTATCATCATTATCAACAAATGATTCACCAATGGGACGATAAAAAATATACAGAAAAAATTTATACTACGGAATTAGGAATCAAAAAAATATGGGAAAGCATTGATAAAGTTAAATTTATTAACAAAGATAGTAAAGAACAAGGCACAATGCATCACTATCTTCTTTCACAAGTAAATAACGACCATAAAAAAGTATTTGAAGTGTTTCATCCCAACAGCTATGGTCATAAACTGTGGGCTGACTACATGTACAAGTATTGTGTTGAAAATAATTTACTATGAAAAATATTGCTGTAATTTTAAGAGGTCATTATAGGACATGGGACTATAATCATAAAGAGGCATTCAAGTTCTATGAATCAATTGCCGAAAATGTTGAGTATTATTTTGTTACATGGCAACTTGAGAATATGTTTTCTAAAAGGATTACAGATAGTTTCCGAGATAATAATCAAAAATTAATCAAATCTTTATCTATCTATCCCGATCCACTATATTATACTTCTTGGCATGGCCCCAGTCACTTGAATCACTCAATCATTCCTTATAAAAAACAACGTGAACGTGAGATAACGTATAATGCGGTATTTGATACACGACCGGATATCATATACAAACGAGTAGAAAATAAAACTGTATCACTACCTGAACCTAATACATTGTATGTTACTAGATATGAGCCACAATATGGCCCGGATGGCAATAAACATATAGGCATTGAAGATCATTTTATGATGTCCACAAGTGAAGTTCATAATATAATGAGTACGAGACATGCATACCGTGATGTAATAGGATGCCAATCACAGATATTAAAACTTGCTACTGAGTTTGGAGTACATACTGCCTTAATAGATTGGGTAAAAGATTCTATCGTTAGACCCACAGCATTTGCAAGCATACCCAAACCCGAGAACTATTTTGACGGAGATCACGCAAAAGTAGAAAGAGAATGGGGATTTTTACCATTAGAACAAAAGTTAGCACTTTTAAAACACCATGCGATTCGTGAGGAAGACTATACCACTAGCAGTATACTGGCTAAATTGTAGTTGACATTTATTCCCGAATCGTGTATAATTACAAGATAAAGGAATAATTATGCCGTGGATTGAAAACGTAGCCGCAAGTGATATCCCAATTGGGTTTCATCACAATGCCGGCCCAAATAGTATGTTGATTAGTATTGTGGATCCAGCAAGCTGGCGCCCTGAAGCCAAACATGAATTCAAAGAGCGGCACAATTTTGAGTTCCTTGACGTTGAAGAAAAAGACGAAGTGCTTGAAGAAGAAATGAAATGTAGCCATGAGCAAGCCGCGGAGCTGGTTCGACTATTGCAATACGCACTAGCGAATCGCATGAACGTTGTTGTCCATTGTTATGCAGGTGTGTGCCGTAGTGGCGCAGTTTGTGAAGTAGGTGTTATGATGGGTTTCGATGATGTGGGCAAATGGCGCAGTCCAAACCTGCTAGTTAAGCATCGTATGATGAAGGCATTGGGTTGGACGTATGATGAAAATGAAAAGCCAAACATTGATGATTGGCGAACTTTTAGGAATGATATATGAACAAATTGAACGAAGATGGTAAAGTAGCAGTATTGTACAGTCCTGGCTTCGGTGCAGGTTGGTACACATGGAACTATGAACATCCTGAAATTCTTTTTGATCCAGCAATCGTGAAGTTTGTTGAAAAAGAAAAATGGGATGAACTGGCTACTTATGTAGAATTGAAGTATCCTGAAATCTACACAGGTGGCATGAGAGATTTGACAATAGAGTGGATACCAGAAGGTGCATTGTTTAAAGTAAATGAATATGATGGTAATGAATCAATTGAATTGAAAGAAGGCGATCACTGGATGGTTGCTTAAAGGAATAATATGTTTAAAGTAATAGGTAAGAATGTAGAATATGAAGTATATTCATTGGATGATGCTATGTTCTTAGCTAAGAAGATGAATGAATTTGTATCTATCAAAGGCACAGACTTTGAAGTGTGCGGTATGTTTGGTGTTGATACAGTAGAAGATGGTAAGTGCCCAGATGGCGTTGCGTATGACTGGAACAAAGCGAGCCGAATAGGCCGTGTAAAGAAAGAACGAGTATAAAATACTCACTTGACAAATAAGAGTTTTGGGTTTATAATAGTGTCTTACACAGAAAGGAGCATAGTATGGGTTACAATACAAAACACTTTGACCATGAAGCACACTATGCTTCAAAGTCAACAAAACAACTTGAGGCACTGTTGAAGCAGGCCGAAAAGTTTGTACAAGAACATCCCAAGTTTGAACATAGCTGGCATAATGAATATCGCCAGATGTTGAAACTTAAAATTGCAGAAAGAATTGGAAGGAAATAATATGCCCGCAGTATTTTTAACAAGTGACACACACTTTGGTCATGCCGGAGTGTGTAGATTCACAGAAGCAGACGGTGTCACAAAAATTCGCCCATGGACTGACCCTGATGAGATGGATAAAGAAATGATTAAGCGTTGGAACGACACTGTTAGACCTAACGATAAAGTTTATCACTTAGGGGATGTTGTTATCAACAGAAAATCATTAAGCACATTACATCGGTTGAACGGCGACAAGGTGTTAATTCGTGGCAACCATGACATTTTCCGTGACGATGAGTATCGCAGGTACTTTCGTGAGTTACGTGCTTATCATGTAATGAACGGAATGATTTTAAGTCATATCCCATTACACGAAGCTAGCTTAGGTCGTTTTGGTGTCAACATTCATGGTCATTTACATTCTAACAG